TCACCTTTGGTAAACATTACAGACAAAGGTAGATCTGCGTAGTCAATGTAGTTGAGTCTCATGTTAGTTCTCCGTGGGTTATGTACTGCATTATTGCAGTGACAATAGTTAAAGTCATTATTTACGTTACGTCACTATACTATATTACTCGGACGCTTTTGGTTTTCGTTTTGGTTTTATTGCTGGCACTTCATGTTTATGAATGACGCATTGTATTTCACCATGAACAAGTGATGAATTGTTTTCTATAAACTTGTCGCAATCTTCGGGTGAATTGAATGCAACGAATGCAATCCATATAGTTTTTAACATTTTGTTTCTCCTGTTGTTTGAATCATCTTATAATATTTTAGTCATGAAATGTTGGCACAACTTGCGCCAAATTACTCTCACCGTAGTTAGCCGCAGTCTGGGGGGAGAACTCTGGGGAGGGAGTGCCATTGCACGATACGCGACCATGCCCGAGGAACGAGGAATAGCATGGCGCACTTTTTATTTTATCAAAAAATGGCACGGGGGTGGGTGGGTGGAGTGACATATTTTGATAGGAGACTGCATGGCTCAATGCCATGCTTTCTCCTGCCTGTCGCTATCAAGCGATGCTTCATATGGAGTGAGGACACCACATTGCAAGCGGATGTCATCTGCATCTAGCCACAGGTCGTCGTCATATAGGAAGTCGTCGCTATCATTTGGCGGGATGTTTGGTAATTTAAGCATTGTTTTTTCCTCTGGCGAATGAGGCCCGTAGCGAAGCGGAGGGCCGAAGAATTTTTAGGGCGACCGTTTGGCCGCCCCTTGTTGGTTTATGTTGTGCGCTGCTATGCAACATCTGCGATTGTCTCAACGCCGTTTGTGTTGGCCGTCTGATCGGCGGGCGGTGTGATGCCAAGCGCCGCCATGTCTGCCGCGATGTCAGCGGGGATGGCTTGTGGCTGCTGATTTATTGGTACGTTGCCCTCGTTTTCTCCGTAGGCAATGTAAGACTTGCCAAAGGTTTCAGCGTAGTAACCGCGCAACTGGTCTTGCATGCGATCAAACAATGCGAGCTTGCTTTGCGCTGCGCGTGCCTCTGAGACTGCCGCTTTTAGCTGCGTTAGTCCGATCTCGGTGCCATCGTTGCGGCGCATTGCATACTCTGCGCGTTCCTTGGTGCTCATGGCGTAGGCGTCATGGCCCTTGCGGGATGTCTTCAGCCAATAGAGCTTATCAATGATGGCCTCAACAATAACGCGGCGGTCAAATTGGCAAGTGTCTGTTACTGTAAACTGGCGGTCGCGGTATAGCGTTTCATCTGTCGTGATGTGGTTTAAGAAATCCGTTACTGGGTCGGTTTGATTAGTGCGGGTTTTGTTGGCATCGGCTGCGGGGTTTGCATCAACGCGCAAGCTATTTAGTTGGTTCTTTGTGTGTTGGAAGTCTTTTTCCGCGTCTATAGCTAGACCGTTTGCGCGTTCAACCATTGCAATCAATTCGGCTTTTGTGTGGTTTTTTGTAGCGATTTCATAAGCAGTCATTTTAGTTCTCCATTTTAAGCGTTAACTTTTGTGTGTTTCTCGTAATTTGAACCGGCCCGAAGTGAGGGGCTGGACAACTCCGACAGGGAATTGCCATGGTTCTGGAGTCAAGACGCAACCACGTCCGTCTTGACTGCAGGTTCTGGCTGTTCCATGACGGTGGGGGCCAGACGCGAGCTTCGGAGTTGGTCCAAATTCTTTTTATTAGTCTTTTTCTGCTTCTTACTTTAGCCATATGGGGGAAGCGTATAGCTGGGGGAATCGGGCAAGATTCCCCCTACTTGATGGCCCAATGGTGTAAGCCATTGGTTAACAGCCAGCTACCTTTTACCTTGCGATAGCCGACGAAGGAGGGAACGATACTCACCTGAAAGGCAGAGACTTTAGGCTCTGTTCATGAGTAGCGCGGCCATCGCCCAAATGGTGTCAACTGTAATAATCAGGTGTGACGTAGGGTAATAAGGATAGTTACGTTACGTCACTATTGACAGCTCTATAAGAAATGGTGTCGTAATGGGGGGAGAGAGGGAGAGGGGGGCTAGCGAATGAGACATACGATAGATGTTTTAATAATGACTAAGCTTAGAAAACAGGGGTGACATGGTTCCAGCAAACAGGAAGCTGACTGATAAACAGACGGCGTTAGTAGACACGATTGTAGCAAAAGGTTGTACGATAGCACAAGCAGCAGATCTGGCTGGATATGCTAAGGGTGAATCTGGAAGAGTAACTGCAACTAAGACGATGAAGTTGCCACATGTGCAGCAGTACTTGATGCAGCGGATGAATGATGAGTTTGGATTGAGTGCTACTTTGGCTGCTGGTACAGTGCGTAGGTTGGCTACGAGTGCTAAGTCTGAGTACGTTCAGCTTGAGGCTAGTAAGGATTTGTTGGATCGTGCTGGGTATAAGCCTATTGATCGTTCACAGGTTCAGGTGGCTGGGGATATCAAGGTGTCCATTGATCTAGGCTGAGTTTGTTTGTCCCGTGCAACCGTTTGGCTGGTGGTAACTTAGCTAGGGGGTGGCCCCGAAAACTCGTGACCTTGGATGTCTATGTGATCCCCTACTCACATTTTTCTTAAAAAAGGTTCTCAAAAAATATTTTATCTGTTAAGGGTGAGAAATGAGATATTCTAAGAAGCCTGAGAAGATGCCCATTCGGAAGTCTAATTCCAAGGCAAAGCTTTTATTGAAGAGTAAAGGTTATGGTCGCAAAAAAGTATCAGAATCCTAAAGGTGGTTTAAACGCTGCTGGTCGTAGGTATTTTAAAAATAAAACTGGTGCTAATTTAAAGCGGCCTCAACCTGAGGGTGGGCCTAGAAAGAAATCTTTTTGCGCTAGGATGAGTGGTGTTAAGGGGCCAATGAAAGATGAGAAGGGTCGTCCTACTAGGAAGGCTTTAGCTTTACGAAAGTGGAAGTGTTAATGCCCAGTAGCAAGAATTATGTTCGGGATTATTCTAAGGCTGGTGAGGGCAAGTACGACAAGTCTTCTAAGCGCATGGAGGATAATCGAAAGCGTAAGAAGGCTCGTTACAAGATGGAGCAAGCTGGCATTGCCAAGCGTGGTGATGGCAAGGACGTTGACCACAAGAACGGAAACCCAAGAGATAATTCTAAAGGTAATCTAAGAGTTGTTGGCAGGGCTGTGAATAGATCTATTAAGCGCAATAAGAATGCGGGAAAGGCATAGCTATGTGTTTTGGAAATACTGGGCCTAGTGCTTCAGCGCTATATGCGGCTCAGAAGCCTGAGTTCGGTGAGTTACCTTCTTTATCTATAGATAAAGCCAAGAGGGATAAGCCTAAGCTAGAGGATGTAAAGCGGAAGGGTTATCAGGCTCGTTCTTTGCTGATGCCGAATGGATCTAATTATGGATAGGCAAGATAGAGATCGGTACGATAAGTTAAGCAGAGAGCTTGATGAAGTTGAGAGAGCTAAGAATAATACTTTGTTAAAAAAGTTTAAGCGCAAGGTTGAGCGTCTTTACAAGAGTGAAGACAAAATGCGCGATGAGAGTGAAACAGCAAAGCGTGGTCAGCGAGTATTAAGTGGTCGTCATTATTCTTTGCTAAGGCAAGTAGAAGAATTAGAAAAATATATGAATAAGGATTAATAGCTATGCCAATGGGAAAAGGTACTTACGGAACTAAGGTTGGTCGTCCTAAGAGTTCTATGTTGAAGGGTAAGAAGAAAAGTTTACCCGCTTCTTTAAAGAAAAAGATTATGGCGGCAAAGAAAAATGGCGGTTAATGCCGCTGGTAATTATACCAAGCCTAAGATGCGGAAGTCTTTGTTCAACAGAATAAAGGCTGCAAATGTTCAAGGCACTGCTGCTGGCAAGTGGTCAGCAAGGAAAGCGCAACTTTTAGCAAAGCGTTATAAAGCTGCTGGTGGCGGCTACAGATGAAAGCTCCGCAGAAGTCATTGCTTAACTGGGGTAAGCAGAAGTGGCGTACCAAGTCTGGCAAGAAGTCTAGTGAGACTGGTGAGCGTTATCTTCCTAGTAAGGCTATCGCTGCTCTTAGTGATTCTGAATATGCAGCTACAACCAGAGCTAAACGAAAGGGTAAGGCAGCGGGTAAGCAGCATGTGGCTCAACCGAAAGCTATTGCCAATAAAGTAAGGCAGTACAGAACATGAGTTTTACTTCTACGCTAAAGCCAGAAGAGATTAGTATGCTGCGTAAGATAGTACGCAAGGTTCACTTTGCTCATGTGGTTGATAAGTTGGGCGAATCATTTGTTGATGATTATAAATGCGATCAGCTTATAGACAGCATTGCGCCTGAGGTTGTAGAAAACATGATTCGTTTTGGAGTCAACAAGGGGCTTAGATGACTGACTTCAAGTACAAACCAGATGGTGACGTACTCAAGGCTTTTATGAAAGACGATACATTCTTTCGTGGCGTAAGAGGCCCAGTTGGTTCTGGTAAATCTGTTGGTTGCTGTGTTGAAGTATTTCGCCGCGCGCTTTCTCAAAAGAAATCAGAGAGCGGTATACGCAAAAGCCGTTGGGCTATTATTCGTAATACCAATCCACAGCTAAGAACTACCACTATTAAGACTTGGCTTGATTGGTTTCCCGAAAGCGACTGGGGTAGATTTACTTGGTCTGTTCCGTACACTCACCGCATTAAAAAGGGAGACATAGACCTTGAGGTTATTTTCCTTGCACTTGATAGGCCAGAAGATGTCAAGAAACTCTTATCTTTGGAACTTACCGGCATCTGGATTAACGAGGCCCGAGAGATTCCTAAAAGTATTATTGATGCTTGCACGATGCGTGTTGGGCGGTTTCCTTCTATGCGTGATGGTGGCCCTAGTTGGACTGGCGTTATTGCCGATACCAACGCCCCTGAAGAAGATCATTGGTGGCCCATTATGGCTGGAGAGGTTCCAATCCCAGATCATATACCGCGTGAGCAAGCTAAGATGCTGGTTAAACCAGACAACTGGTCTTTCTATACGCAGCCCTCTGGGATGGTGGCGCAGAAGAATGAAGAAGGTGAAGTAGAAAGTTACGTTCCAAACGGTAAGGCTGAAAACACAAAGCATATGTTAAAGTCTTATTACCCTAATTTAATTCAAGGTAAGACAAAAAGTTGGATAGATGTTTATGTAATGAACCAGCTTGGAACCATTCAAGATGGCAAACCTATATACCCAATGTTCGCAGCAGACACGCATGTTGCAAAAGAAGAAATTGCCATTGCCGCTTCGTTGCCCCTTTATGTCGGCTTAGACTTTGGCCTAACCCCCGCCGCCGTGCTAGGGCAAAAGGTAAGGGGAAGGTGGTTAATCCAAGCTGAAGTCGTTGCATTCGATATGGGCATTGTAAGATTTGCTGAGGTGCTGCGACAGGAAATAGCCACAAGGTTTTCAGAATGTTCTGATGTATATATTTATGGCGATCCAGCGGGAGACTTTAGAGCGCAGACTGATGAATCGACTCCTTTTCACATTCTGCGCGGTGCTGGCTTGAAGGCGTTTCCAGCGCCCTCCAACTCTGTTGACCTACGTCTTGAATCAGTCTCCTCTCAGCTGAACAAGATGACCGAAGGTAAGCCAGCATTTTTAATTGACAGGCGTTGCCCACAGCTTATTAAAGGTTTTGAGGGCGGCTATCAGTATAAGCGCATGGAAGTGTCTGGTGAAAGATATGCTGACAAACCAGATAAAAACATGTATTCGCATATTCATGATGCGCTTCAATATCTCTTGTTAGGTGCTGGCGAAGGACGAGCCTTGATGAATAATCAGAAACCGTCTAAGCCTGTAGTAGCTAAAAGAAACTTTGATGTGTTTAACAAAGGCCCACGTATGCGAAGATCCGCTGGCGTTTGGTCTAGAATGTAGGAGATAGCTATGTGTTTTGGTGGTGGTGGCCCTTCTAGTGAGGAAAAGCAAGCAGCAGCAGATCAAAGGGTTGCAGCAGAACAAGCAAAGCGATTAGAAGTAGAAAAACGCGCAGAAAGCAAACGTGAAGATATTAGCGAGGCTTTATCTGCAAGAACGCAACAGCGTGGTATGCGCGGTGGTCGTGGCCGTAGATCTTTGTTTCGCTCTGGCGGCGCTGGATTCTTAGGGCGGTTTAACTCATGAATACATTGGCAGAGCAAAAACTAAAGAAGTACCAGAAGGCAAAAGCCTTTCGGGAAAACTGGGTTCCTCTCTTTGAGGAGTGTTATGAATACGCTCTGCCTCAACGTGAGTCGTTTTATTATGAAGAAGCTGGACAACGCAGAGATGAAAAGATCTTTGATGAAACAGCAGTAGTTGGTGTTCAAGAGTTTGCTAGCAGATTGCAGTCTGGCATTGTGCCTAACTTTGCTAGGTGGGCTGATCTTGTGTCTGGCAGTGAAGTGCCAAAGGATCAGCGTGAAGCAATTGATAACGAGCTAGATGAAGTTACTGAATATGTATTTGAGGTATTGCAGAACTCCAATTTTAGCCAAGAGGTTCATGAATCCTTTATGGACTTGGCTGTTGGTACTGGTGTCTTGTGCGTCGAAGAAGGGGATTCAATTAATCCAGTCAACTTTACCGCAATACCCCTTCCACATGTCGTACTTGATACTGGGCCAGACGATAAGATTGATCATGTATTTAGAGAGCGCAAGAAGATTCCCTTTGATGAACTAAGAATTCTTTTTCCTGATGGTCAGTTTGATCCAAGGGTCGAACAGCAAATGGGCAAGGACAGAGAAACTACTGTTCTTGAACTTGTATGCCGCGACTACAGTAAGCGAAACGAAGAAGCTTACTATCACTATGCATTTTGCATGAGTACCAAAACAACGCTATACGAAAAACAAATGAAGGGCGTAGGATCTAATCCTTTTATTTGCTTTAGATGGTCTAAGTGTTCTGGTGAGGTATATGGTCGTGGACCTATTCTTAATGCTCTATCTGCTATTAAAACTACTAACTTAACCATTGAGCTTATTCTTGAGAATGCTCAGATGTCTATCTCTGGTATATATCAAATGGAAGACGATGGTGTAGTTAATGTTGATACAATTAATTTAGTACCGGGGACTATTATACCAAAGGCTATGGGTTCTGCTGGGCTTCAGCCTATACAAGCAGCAGGTCGCTTTGATGTAGCGCAGCTTGTTCTTAACGATATGCGGCTTAATATTCGCAAGGCTTTGTTCATGGATATGCTTGCCGATCCTAACAAAACTCCTGCAACTGCAACTGAGGTGGCCGAAAGAATGGCTGATTTATCTAGGAGAATGGGTTCTTCGTTTGGAAGATTGCAAGCAGAACTCGTGCAGCCCGTACTTCAGCGTGTAATTTACATCCTAAAGAAGCAGGGCCGCATAGAAGTACCTACAGTAAATGGCAGGGAAGTTAAAGTGCGTTCTGTATCTCCACTTGCTCAAGCACAAGCAAATGAAGATATCTCAAGTGTTGCGCGCTTCTTAGAACTTGTTGGTGGAGCCTTTGGCCCTGAGATGATGCAGATGTTAATTGATTCAGAGAAGACAGCTATATTCCTATCTAAAAAGTTTGGTGTTCCAGAGAGCTTGATTCGTGACGAAGAACAGCGTAGACAAATAGCTGCGGTTGCGCAGCAAATGGCTCAGCAGCAAATGGCTCAACAGCAACAAGGAATGCAAGTTGGCGACGAAAGCTAATATTGGCATAGACGGAATACAGCGTCACATAGATAGGGACGTTGAAATAAGCAAGAACATAGCTCAGATATTTAACACGCCTACTGGAAAGGCTGTGCTTCAATATCTCAGGTCTGTAACTATTGAGATGGTTAATGGGCCTAATGTATCTACAGAAGAGCTAAGGCATATAGAGGGGCAGCGATATATTGTTGGCCTTCTTGA